AGCAAAACAGGCAATTTTACATCACCCTTACAATTTTATTGTAGGGAAAGCAGGTAGTGGTAAAACATTGTTAGCTTGTCAAGTTGCATTAGACATGTTTTTTAAAAAACAGATAAATAAAATTATAATCACAAGACCTACAGTGTCAACTGAAGACAATGGATTTTTACCTGGTTCAGAAAAAGAAAAAATGGAACCATGGATAGTACCTATTAAATCTAACATGCGTAAAATTTACAATAAACCACTTATATTAGAAAAAATGGAAAAAAATGAATCAATTGAATTAGTTTCATTGGCTCATTTTAGAGGTAGAACATTTGAAAATGCAGTTGTAATAGTTGATGAATTTCAAAATTTAACTCGTTCACAATTTAGAATGGCATTAGGTAGATTAGGAAAAAATTCAACAATGATATTTTGTGGAGACAACCAACAAATTGATTTAAAAGATAAAAATTATTCTGCAATAGTTGACTTATCTAAAATTGATAATTCTCAATATGTTTATAAAAGAGTATTATTAGACAACCATCGCCATGTAGCAATAGATGAAGTATTCGAATTGTTAAACGGAATGTAAATTTTTCTATAGTTTTTTCATATTTATATATGAATAACCTAATTAATTAAAAATGGCAGACATCCCAATATGGCCCGGATCTTCATCCTTTGCAAATATAAGTAATCCTACACCCTTTGCATTCTTTGATACAGATACTTCTTTTATATCAGATGCTGATAAAGTATCAGATTGGTGTGCTAAAAGATTAGGATATCCTTTAGTAGATGTTGAATTACAAGATGTAAATTTTTATACATGTTTTGAAGAAGCTGTAAATGAATATGGATCCCAAGTATATAATTTTCAAATTATAAATAATTTTCATACTTTAGAGGGAACAACTACAGGATCTGATTTTAATAATCAAGTAATTTCACCTAATTTAGGTAGTACTATTAATGTATCAGATCAATATGGTAATGAAACTATTGGTGGTGGGGGAGATTATAAGAAAGAATCAGGACAATTAGAAGTAACAGCAGGTATCCAAAAATATGATTTATTAACAACTCCAAGTTCATCTCTTAAAGCAATAACCACAGCAGGATCTGAATCAGTATACATTAAAAAAATATTTCATTACCAACCAGCAGCAATTAATAGATATTTTGATCCTTACGCAGGTACAGGAACGGGAATTCAATCTTTAATGCAAACATTTGGATTTGGTAATTTTTCACCAGGTGTAAATTTTATGTTAATGCCCTTATATTTTGATGTTTTAAAAATTCAAGCAATTGAATTAAATGATCAAATAAGAAAATCAGCATACCATTTTGAAATATCAGATAATAGATATTTAAAACTATTTCCTATACCTAAAGTTAATGCTACTTTACACTTTGAATATCAATTAAAATCAGTAGCAAATGCTCCTGTTAAAAATACAGCAACAAATTTAATAACAGATATATCAAATGTACCTTATACTAATCCTACATATGAATTTATTAATGAACCAGGAAAACAATGGATTAGAAGATATGCATTAGCATTAGCTAAAGAAATGTTAGGTAGTGTAAGAGGTAAATATCAACAAGTTCCCATCCCGGGAGCAGAGACAACTTTAGATTATACACGATTATTAAGTGAAGCAACAGCTGAAAAAACAACACTAATTGAAGAATTACAAAAAGTATTAGAATCAACAACAAGAGTTAAACAATTAGAAAGACAAAATGAAGAAGCAGAATTAACTCAAAAAACATTTTATAAAGTTCCTTATCCAATTTATATAGCATAATGATAAAATTAAAAGACATATTATCAGAAGTAATGAATACTTTTCAAGTACAGGCATCTCTTATGTCTGATAAAAGAGCGGGAATTACAAATATATTAGATCAAATTAGAGGTTTAGAAAAAGTAACTATTGTAAATAATATTACTCCTGAAGAATATATGCAAAAGAAAGATATTGAATATACAAGGATAAAAATGAAATTTGTTTCAAGAGGAAATCCAAAAGAGGATCTAATAAAATTTAAAAAAGACATGCTAACCTCTGATATAAAAACATCAGATATGAGAATAGATGGATTAAAAAATGTTAATTTTAGAGTAGAAACTTTAATAAGAATATAATGGCTTTATTTGGAAAATCAAGAGACATATGTTTATTTAATAATTTAAATAAAGAGTTAATTAATGATATTATACAATCAGAAGTTGGATATTATAAATTTGCACTTGAACGTACAACGGCTAATGTTTATGGTGAATCTCAAGGTAAAGTATATTATGAACCTGTAAGAATTGCAGGTTTAATAGCTAGAGATGATCAAAAATGGTCAGCTACTAACTTTGGACCTGATGTTAACCAACAAAATACTTTTCGTTTTTTAAAACATGAACTTGAAACAATAAATTTAGTACCTGAAGTAGGAGACATTATACTTTATAGAAATAATTTTTATGAAGTTGATGGTAAAATTGAAAATCAACTTATAGTAGGTAAAGATCCTGATTATGCTATATCAACAGGAACTACAGATTTTGGTAGTAGTTTTTCTATTATAGTAAGTGCTAACTTATCAGGGATAGAAAGATTAAACTTAATACCTTTAAGAGGTGGAAAATATCCATCTACAACTAAAATAACAGATGGAACAGCTAATTTACTTGGATAATGACAGATTTTAAAAGACCTATACCTTCTAGACAAAATGAGCTTCTAAGAAAAAATATGTCTGCTCCTGCTTATGATTTACCTTCACTTGAGGAAAAAGTAAAAAAAGGATCAGATTATTCAAGAGAATCTTCTAATGTAGAAAAAATAGATTTTCCAATAAAAGGATTAGTCCCTGATAATAAACCTCCAGGATTATTAAAAGATAAAGTCAATAGAGCTAATGTTACACGTAGAGATGATGATAATGTAAAAGATATAACAATTAGTTTACAAGACCATGATGAAGCTATAGCTTATTATTTTAATAATGTTATTCAACCTTCAATAGTAAAAAATGGTTTAAGAGTAGATGTTCCTTTAGTTTATGGTTCTCCTGAAAGATGGAAATCTGTTCAACGAGATGGTCATTATAGAGATAAGGAAGGAAAGATACAAACTCCCCTTATTATGTTTAAAAGAAATAGCATTGAAAAACGAAGAGATTTAGGTAATAAAATGGATGCTAATAATCCTCAATTACAATATGCCGTTCAAAAACAATACTCAAAAAGAAACCAATATGATAATTTCTCAGTATTACAAGGTAGAATACCTCAAAAAGAAATTTATAATGTAGTAATACCGGATTATGTTAAATTAGGGTATACTTTCACTATATGGACATCATTTATAGCAGATATGAATAAAATTACTGAAGCTATAAATTATGCTTCAGATTCTTATTGGGGAGATCCAGAAAGATTTAAATTTAATGCAAGAATTGATTCTTTTAATAGTAGTGTAGAAACTCCTCAAGGAGAAAATAGAATAGTAAAGACGGATTTTGATATGGTTTTACAAGGATATATTGTTCCTGAGGCTATGGGAGCATTATTAAAACAATACCCTAAAAAAACATTCTCAAAATCAATATCAACTTATTTTACAGAAACAACGGGAGATGGTGTTCAAAATGATAGAAAAAGACACAAAATAAATAAAGTAGGAGATGAAGGATCAGGTATTGGTTATGATAAAATAGGACATCAACAAATAGGATAATAAAATGGCAAAACAAACAAGAACAACATTAAAAGGATACTTTGAAACAGGAGATATACCTACAGGAGGAAATTATGCAGACTTAATAGATAGTCCTATAATATTAGATGTTGCTAATACAGGCAGTCTTAATTTACAAGGAACAGGCTCATTTGAAGGAGGCATAGATGCAGGAGCATATAATGGAACAGGATCTTTTGGAATGATATCTGCTAGTGGAGATATAAGTGCTAGTGGAACAGGTTCATTTACAGGAGGGATAAACGCTATAGAATCAACAGGTTCTTTTGGATCAGTAGCAGGTACTTTATCAACAGTTGCACAACCTCATATAACGTCATTAGGTACTTTAAGTTCCTTAGATGTAACAGGAAATATAAGTGCAAGTGGGTATATAAGTGGAGAAGGTAATTCAGTATTAAAAGGATTACCAACAACAGAAACATCTATAACTGGAGCATTATGGTTATCAGGATCAAGTGCTTCTGGAACTTCTAAATATTTAATGGTATTTACCGGTTAATTAATTTAATAAAAAAACAAAAGTGGCCGATTATACACAACCTAAACCAGTAATTCCATCAGAAAAATCATCATATCTTGATGATAAAGGGAAACAAATACCAATGTCTATTTATAATCCTTTATTTAAAGGTAATAGAGAGGATTATATAAGTTATGAGCGACTAGGAGCAACAACAACTTTAGCAATTAGTTCTTCTGAAAGAACATCAACTTCCTCTCCTGTCTTATACTCAGGTTCAAAATTTCTTCTATCAGGAAGCGCTGCTTTTACTTGTGGGATTAATTTAGAAACTTCTTTTGATCTTGAAAATCCCCTATATGAATTTGATACTACAACTTTTACATCTTCAAAAATAGATAATGTTATATCAGAAGATGATAATCGTGCAAATAAAATTGTATTACCAGGACAAGATGGAGAAGAAAAACGTTATATTATTAAGAGAAAAGGATTAGAAACATCTAAAATAAATCCATCTCCTAAAATAGAGGGTCCTATAAGAATAACTACAGGAAGTGAGGGGTCTAATAAAACAGGTAGTTTAAGAATTAAAGAAGGAGCAACCTTAAGAGTTATAGATGGAATTAATTTCCAAATAAAAACAGGATGTACAAATCCTAATTCTAGAAATTTTAACCCTAAAGCAGTAGTAGATGATGGTTCATGTATGGTAACAGTTGAAGGATGTATGGATCCAACAGCATATAATTATAATACAAGAGCAAATTTAGATGATGGTTCATGTGGTTATTTTGGTTGTACAGATCCTTCTGCCTTAAATCATAACCCTAAAGCTACAGTAAATAATGGAGCCTGCCATTATGCCCCCGTAGGGGGAACAGTTGATTATCAGGATTTTAAGATTTCAGATAATTTAGATACTAATTATAATAGTGATGAAAGAGAAAGACCTTTAGTACCAATAAAGAGGGATAAAATAATAGTAAAAACTAAATTAGATGATAGACCTGATGATTTATCTAAACCTAAACTAAAATCAAAAAAGGGAAGTACTAATACTTATGAAAATGAAATTAAAAAACCAAAATCACAAGTAAGACAAAGATTATCAAAATCACAGAAATTTGTACTTTCAACTACAGGAGAAGTTTATAAAGGGCCTTATTATACCTTTAAAATGAAATATTTACCTGCAAATAATAGCAACACCGGTATTGCTGTAGCTCTTTTGGGTAAAAAAGTAAAAGGAAATGCACCTTTAACTATCCCTACAGAATTTAGTAATACTATTCTTTCTTATAGAAATGGTGATAGAACATATAAAGATACAAACCAAGCATTAATGTCAACTTTACCATCATCATACAAGTTACCTACAGATGGGGGTCAAAAATGTGTAAATTGTATTTTTAACAAAAATAACAATTGTTCAAAATGGAATGCACAAATAAGAAGCCAATATTATTGTGTTAGTTGGGCTCCTAAAGAATTATTAATATATGCAGGAGATACTTTTAGAAATTGTTATCCAGGAATTATGCAAAAAGGATTCCATACTAATGGCAATCAATTTTTATTACCTAATAATAAATTTTTTGTAGGAAATTATCACATTCTCCCTAATGGGGCTTATAAAGCAGAATCAACCCCCTCTTCCCCTACAGGACCCGTTGCTTTTGGAACATCTTTAACTTTAAAACCTTCATTAATGTTAGGTATAGGGAATAATAAAAAAGCACATTTTACAAAAAGATATCACCCTTGTAATAAAGTAATCAACATAAAAAAACCAAAAATAGAAGAAATAACAAGTTCACAAACGGCCCCACCTGGGTACCATTATATGCCAGACGGAAGTTTGATGCTTAACTCACAAATGTCATCAACAGGAGGAACTCAAACAACAGTAACACCTCAAACAACAGGAGGAACTCAAACAACAGGAGGAACTCAAACAACAGGAGGAACCCAAACTGTTAGAAGAAGTTCTAGTGGAACAGGAACAAGTGGAACAGGAACAAGTTATAGTTATTAATATAATATAATACAACATGAGTACATTATTCGTAAATACAATTTATCCAGATTCAGGATCTATAGTTAATATATCGGGATCTTTAAAAATATCTCAAAGCTTAATAGTAGCTGATAATATTACTATGAGTGGATCTATTAAATTAGGAGATGCAACAACAGATTCAGTAAGTTTAACAGCAGAAATAAGTTCAAGTATAATTCCAGATGCTACAGTAACTTATAATTTAGGTTCAACAGTAAAAGAATGGAATAAATTACATATAGCAAATATAACAGCTTCAGGTGAAATAAGTGCAAGTGGAATAGTATATGGAAAAGTAGGTAAATTTGATGAATTAGAATTACCTCCCTTTACTACAATTACAGCTAGTGGGGGAATATCAGCATCTATTTTTAGAGGAGATGGAAGTGAACTAACAGGAGTAGGAACTACAGGTTCTGTTTTAGATGTAGTTAGTGTAAGTGTAGATACTTTTGTAAGTGGAGCAGGAACAGGATCTTTTAATCATTTCTTTGTAAGTGGTGAAATCAGTGGATCAGTTAGTGCTAGTGGAACTGGTTCTTTTCAAGGAGGTGTAGTAGCAACAGGAGCTACAGGTTCATTTGGATATATTGCAACAAGTAATGTTAGTTCTAGTGGAACAGGATCGTTTCAAGGAGGAATAGAATCTCCTAATGCAACTGGTTCATTTGGATATATTAGTTCAAGTGGAGACATATCATCTTCAGGTACAGGTTCCTTTGAATTTTTACAAGTAACAAGTGAAATAGTAGGTAATGTAAGTGCCAGTGGAACTGGTTCATTTATAGGAGGTATAGTCATAGCATCTACTACAACAGCATCAGTTGGGTATATTTCAGCTAGTGGAGATATAAGTACAAGTGGAAATATATTTACTGAAAATATATCTATAACAGGGGAAGTTCTTACTGATATTAGTGCTAGTGGTATGATAAGTGCTAGTGGGTTTGCAGCAGATACTTTAAGTACAAGTTCGTTTGGATATGTAAGTTCAAGTGGAGAAATTATAAGTGTAACATCTTCTATGGATCATCTTATATTAAGTGGATCAAGTTCTATGGGATATATGTTTATATCAGCATCTGATGAATTAGAATTTACAATAAGCTCTAGTGGAACTATTTCTTCAAGTTATTTTGCAGGAGATGGAAGATATCTTACTAATGTAACAGCTAGTGTAGGTGCTGCTACAGCTCACGGTTCAGACACATTTATACAATTTAATGATGGTGGTACAAATATGGGAAGTGATACTGGACTAACTTATAATAAATCAGGTTTAGGTATTTTATCAGTATCAGGATCTATAATAGTAGGTAATAATACTCCCGGATTAGGCCATGTAAGTGCAAGTAGAGTAAGTGCAAGTTTAGGATTTGAAGCGGATACTTTAAGTACTAGTTCATTTGGGTTTATTTCTTGTAGTGGAGATATTAGTTCAAGTGGAACCGGTTCGTTTGAAGGGGGTATAAATTGTATTTCTCCAGGAGGTGATGGTGTTGATGGTACAGGTTCATTTGGGTATATTTCTTGTAGTGGAGATATAAGCATGAGTGGAACATTTGCAGCAGGCGCTATATCATCAAGTGGAACTATAAGTGGAAGTTTATTAAAAGGACAATCAGTTCAAGCTCAAGTAGGAAATAATTTAGGATATAGATTTAACTTAAATGATGATTCACAAATAAATGGTGTACAATATAATGTAATAGGGGAAAGAGCACACTTGCAAATACCTTCTTTACCTGTAAGTGTAACACTTCCTTTCACAGCTAGTGCAACAGCATTAGTAGGGGGAGCTTTAACAGTAGGAGGAATTGCAACAATAGCAGCAGAAACAACAACAAATGGAACTTTAAATGCAGCTAGTGGTTTTCAAATAGGAGGAGTAACAGTATCATCAACAGCAGCTGAATTAAATAAATTAGATGGATTTATTGGAGGCGTAAATGATTTAAACCAACTTGTTAAAACTGATGATGATTCTATTGAAGTTAGTAAATTAGTTAGATATGATGCTTCTGGAGCATTTAAAAGTAAAAAAATAATAAAAGCTTCATCCTTAGAATTAAGTATAAATGATAGTGGTGTATTATTAATGCCATCAGGAGCATCAGCACAAACATTCCAATTACCATCAATAGATGGTTCTAAAGGTGTAAATTACAGATTTATAGCGGCTAGCGCCGTAGAACATATCCTATTAGCTCCTGCCGCAATAATGCAAGGGTATGTAATGGATAATGCTAATGATGATACCGATTCTACTATGGCAAGAACTGATTTTGGAAGTGGAGTAACTAGGATAACATTAGTAAATCCTAAAGTTGGAGATAGGTTTACTATAGTAAGTGACGGAGAAAAATATATTGTAGAGGGAAGAACAAATGACACACCAGCTTTAGCCTAACTCAATAATAGAATAAAAAGTTATATTTATATATGATAAATAAACAATAAAAATGGCAATACAACCAACCTCAGTAATAAAGGCAACATTTCAAACAGGAGATAGACCAACTCAAGCACAATTTGGGGATCTGATTGATTCTATTGTTCATATGTCAGAAGTTAACACGGGAACTGTTACTATTAGTGGAACTATATCAGCTACAACAGGTAGTTTTGCTTATCTAGACATATCAGGGGTAACAGCATTCCCCAGTATAACAGTTGGAGGTGGATATGGAAATTCAGGATTAACTATTGCTGCCAATGGGGAGTTATCAACTAATGGAAAAATACTTTCAGACCAAAGTATAGAAGCAGGCACATTTTTTAGAGTTGGTAGTGTTAATGTAGACGATGCAGACCTTTTTGCTATAGACGAGGTATTTGTTGGAATAGCTCAAGCAAAAAAAGCTTTAATACTTGATTCTAATAAAAATATAGCGACAATAAATAGTTTAACATCTATATCTGGTTCCTTTAGTATGTTATCTGGTAGTTCAGGTATGATTAAAAACATAGATATTGATAATTCAGCAATAGGATTTGGTGGAGCCTCTTCTGCTAGTTTTACTACAATACAAGCATCAGGAAATATAAGTTCAAGTAATGGAACTTTATTTGCAAATGAAGGTTATTTTGCAAATAATGTAAGATTTGGTCAAGCAACAGTAATAATATCTGGATCATCAGGAAATATAACAGCTAGTGGAAACATAAGTGCAAGTGGAACAGTAATTGGAGCAACTGGGTCATTTGGTTATATTTCAGCTTCCTTAGGATTTCAAAATATAGCAACTTACAATTCACAATCAGGACAATTCTTTTACACTTCAAGTGCAGGATTCGCGTCCACATTAGATACTTTTAAAGTAACAGGTCATAGAAGTGGCTCTAGTGTTATAACTGGTTCTCTATTTTTAGCAGGATCATCTAGTGGAGCTTCAGGATCTTTAACAGCTTCAGGTGAAATAAGTGCAAGCGGAATGTTATATGCTTATGGAGCTGATTTTGGAGATCAAAATATAACTAATGTTGGATCAATAACCTTAGACCAAGTATTACCAGATTCAGGTTCATCTCTCCAAATAGGAGAAAATGATCAATCTACTATGATAAACATGTCAGGACATCTTTTTGCCCAAGTATCTGTTACAGCTAGTGGAAATTTAAGTGCAAGTGGAGGACATAATATAATAGGAAATCAGGTAACAATAGGAGAAGATTGTGATTCTAGCCTTCACGTTAAAGGTCAATTAACAGCAAGTTGTAATGTAAGTGCTAGTGGTACTGGTTCTTTTGGTTATTTAGTAGGAGATGGTAGTGGTATAACTAATTTAGGAGCAGGAGTCCATGGTAATGAAGTATCAGTAACAGGTAGTGTAACAATAACTCCTAATACTAATAATACTATAGTTACTAATAATACGGGAGAATTTACAATCCCTATGGGATCAAATTATACAATAAATACAGATGCCCAAGTAGATTTACAATACACTCCAATAGCAGAAAGATTATATAGATATGATGTTGATACAGGTGATTTTATTCCTTATGCTCAAGCAAATATAGATTCTGAAACAACCTTAATGAAAGGTTTTGGAGCAGGGACAGCAGGAGTAGGTAACGATGTAACTATAAGACACAATGCAACAGTTCCAGAAAATTTTGTTACAATTTTACACACAACTACAAACGTAACACAATCTGAGGATCCAAATAATAATCCAATAACAACGGATCCTCATTCAATAACAATCCAAAACAACTCTACTTACACTATAAAACAAGGAGCAGATGTAACAGTAGATGGGGTACATCATGGGGTTGTTAGAAAAGATATAGCCCTTTTTAAAACCATAGGGATAGGAGACACACAAGCAATTGGTCCTTCAGGAAGTAATTCATTTAATGACCAATATAATAATATTTACCCTTCAGCTTCTGCACACTTACATATTTCAGCAAGTAAACCAAGACTTGTTTTAGAAGCTAAAGAGGGAGCCCCAGAAATCTCTATGATTGGTTCATCATCTAATCATGCAGGTTATTTAGCTTTTAAAGATGGGGCAGATGATTTCAATAAAACAGATTGGAATAGTGAATTTAGATTTTCATATAATGCAAATGAATCTAAAAAACCACTACAGGTTTTACAAATTAATAAAGATGGGACAAAGCAATCAATAGTAAAAATATTTAGTGGAAGTGCAACAAATACTTTAATACTAACAGGAAGTAGAGTAGGAATAGGAGGAATGGATCCTCAAAAAGAATTATCAGTAGTAGGAAGTATAAGTGCTAGTGGAGATATTTATGCAGGAGATTCATCTTCTCAAGGAATAATACTAACAGCCCCTAATGGAAATAAATTTAGATTTACAGTAAATAATTCAGGACATTTATCCATAACGGGTAGTGCATTATAATTATGGTTCTCCAAAAAAAATCTATATTTATATAACGTAAAACAATATTAAACAGACAACCACATTAAAACAAAAACAGAATGAGCAATATTAATGTAAATAATTTAACCCCTCTATTAGGATCGGGTTCATCAGTTAGTGTATCTGGATCTTTAGTAGTTAAAAATGACGTAACAATAGGTGGTCATTTATACATTGGAGACGCAGACACAGACTCAGTAACTTTCTCAGCAGAGGTAAGTTCAAGTATATTACCAGATGCAAATATCACATATGATTTAGGATCCCAAGCAAAACAATGGAGAACAATTTATTTAAATTCCTTAGTAGTAAAACATATAACAGCAAGTGGTAATATTAGTGCAAGTGGTACTGGTGTAAATGGAACAGGCTCATTCCATCATGTGTATTCAAATGGAGAAATATTAGCATCTGGAACAGGTTCATTTGATCAAGGAATGATAGCATCAAATTCATCATCATTAACATATGCTTCAATGAGTGGTGCTCTTGTAACATCATATCATATAAGTGCTAGTAGAGGTTTATTTACTGCAACAGGTTCTACTCAAGTAGGACTTGAAGTATACCATACAGCTTCAATTGGATATATTTCAGCAAGTGGAGATATGACTATGAGTGGAACAGCTTCTTTTGGAGGAGGTATTGATGCTTTAAATGCATCAGGTTCATTCCAATATGTTCATGTTGAAGAAAACATAAGTGGTAGTGCTTCAGGATCATTAAATGATTTATTTGTAAATGATGCTGTAGAAATACAAGGAGTTACTGTCATACATGGAAATATTAGCTCAAGTAATAACGTATCAGCTTCATTTGGGTATGTTTCATCTAGTGGAGATATAAGTGCTAGTGGAACAGGATCTTTTGCAGCAGGTATAGTTACAGATGGAACAGCAACAGGTTCATTTGGATATATTTCAGCAAGTGGCGATGTAAGCTCAGCAGGTACTGGTTCCTTCTTTGGAGGAGTAGACGCAGCAGCAGCTACAGGTTCATTTGGGTATGTAAGTGCAAGTGGAGACATTAGTACAAGCACAGCTGTACGTTCGGTTCAATATTACACAGATTCACTTTTAGCATTAACAGGAGACCAATCATTAAACACAGTAAAATTAGGAGGAGGAACAAGTGTAACTCAATTACATGGTTTAAGTATAGACGTATCAGGATCTGTCTCAATGAGTGGTGTTTTACATACACAATTAAATGGAAATGGAGCTCTTCCTACAATTGATAATGACACAGTAGCAATATTCCAAAGAAATTTACCAGGTAATTCAAGTGCAGCAGTATCTATTATTGGTCATGCTGCAGGAGAATCAATTGTAAAATTAGGAGACACTGATGATGAAGATATAGGTAGAATAAGATATCAACATACTGATAACTCTATGGACTTCCATACAAACAATACACAACAAATGTCTATTGATTCTTCAGGAAATGTAGAAATTGTAGGAAGTATTAGTTCAAGTGGAAGAGTTAGTGCAAGTGCTGGATTTGAAACAGACGCAGGAACTACAAGTAATTTTGGTACAATTTCAATGAGTGGTGCTCTTGTAACAGCAGGAGAAATAAGTGCAAGTAGAGTAAGTGCAAGTTTAGGATTTGAAGCAGACACATTAAGCACAAGTTCATTTGGAAATGTTTCGGCAAGTGGAAATATTAGTACAAGTGCTCATATGCATGCTGTTCAATATTACACAGATTCACTTCTATTTGCAACAGGAGATCAAGCAACAAACACAGTAAAATTAGGAGGAGGAGCAAGTGTAACACAGTTACATGGTTTATCAATTGATGTAACTGGATCAGTTTCAATGAGTGGTGCTTTAAGTATGAGTGGTGCAAATGCAGATATCATTACAGAAGGTGCTATTTACGGATTAGGAAATATTAGTTCAAGTGCATTAATAGCAGGTAGAAGTGCAACATTTGCATCAGCAGGTATAAACGCTCTTACAATAACAACAGCAGGAGCTGTAAGTGCAAGTTCAACATTAGCAGGTACTGCTTTAACATTAGCAACAAATGGTGTAAATGCCCTTACAATATCAACAGCAGGAGCTGTAAGTGCAAGTTCAACAATAGCAGGAACAGCTTTAACATTAGCAACAACAGGAACTACTTATGCAAGTATAGATGCTTTAGGAACAGGTTCGTTCTTAGGGGGAATTGATTGTATAGGAGATGCAAAAAATGCAACAGGTTCATTTGGATATATTTCTTGTAGTGAAGATGTTAGCTCAAGTGGAACAGTATTTGGTGAAACACTAACAGCAGGAACTCGTGCTGTTATTCCAATAATTGCAAATGGATCTGGTGATGATATAGTTACATTAGGAACTACTCCAGGAATTTCAGTTTTAGGTGCCTCTGAGGTTATAGGAAATTTAAGTTCAAGTGCTATATTATTTGGAACAGCTTTAACAGTAACAACTAATGGAGTTCATAAAGCTTCAATAGACGCTTCAGGAAACGTAGCAGCAGAAGGAACAATAAGTTCAAGTGGAGTAGTATCAGGTACAGCTTTAACATTAGCAACAAACGGTGTAAATGCTTTAACAGTAACAACTGCTGGAGCTTTAAGTGCAAGTAGCACTTTAGCAGGAACAGCTTTAGATATAAAAACAGCAGGAGTAACTAAAGCAACAATTGCAGCTGATGGAACAGGTTCGTTTACAACAGTATCTGGTAAAATGCCAACAGATGCACAAGCAAATAGTAGTGCAATTAACTTAGAATTAACTGAAGCTGTTTACCCAAGTAGAACAGTAATTTCAGTTGATCAAAGAACAGGTAATAATGCAGTAGCATATACTCTTCCCGCAGCAACAAAAGGATTAGAATATACATTTATTGCAACACAAACTTCAACGGGTACAGGTACTACAACAATAAAAGCAGCATCCACAGATTTAGCCGGTATGGCAATTTGTAAAGACGCTAATGAACACATATACGGAACTAACTTTATATTTGCAGCAACGAAATTTGAACAAGGTACAAGAGTACATTGTATTTCTGATGGAACAATATGGCAAATAAATGCATTTTGTCCTTGTGATGTAGCAGATATTTCAACAACATAATAATTAATTAAAATAAAAATAATTAAAGCCTCTTTATGAGGCTTTTTTTATATGTATAATAAAACGTTATATGTCATATTGGACCTGGGATAATGCAAATTTTACTTATGATGAAACTCAATTAATTTGGGAATTATCTGTACTTACAGGTGGTGGAGATTTTATAGAAGAAATCTATAAATATGATACTGAGAAAAAAGAAAAATTAATAAGTTTAACTTTAAAAGTATATGGTAATACCATAACAGAATCTAAAAAAAGAGAAATTAAACAATATAAAATAACAGCTAAAGATATAAAAATAGTAGTAGATAAAGCAAGCATAGAATTAATGGCTGAAAATGTATCCTTTTAGTATTTATTATAAAGCACAATAATGTATAAATTATTTACAGATAAAACAGAACTTTTTGAATGTAGTATATCACTACAAGGAGCAAGTTTAAAAGAATCAAAAGCACGTTTAGTAGTAGAAACTCCTGAATATTCATTATTATTTAAGGGATCAATTTCTAAATCAGGTAAATGTGAAATTCCAATTAAAAAATTAAAAGGACTTATAGATGAAAATACTTCAGGAAATATACGATTAGAAGTAATTGCTGAAGATACTTTTTTTACACCCTGGGAAAGTGATTTTGAAGTAAACGCAAGTAAAAAAGTAACTGTTGAGGTTAAATCACAAACAACTAAAAAACCTATCGTAGAAGCTAAAGTAAAGGTTAAAGTTAAAAATAAAAAACCAACAATTACTGAAACACAACACGTTATAAATTTATTTAAACTTTTAGTAAAAGACGATATAAACGTAGATAATATTTCATTCAAGCGTAATGAACTAAATAATATAGTAGCAACATATCTACAAGAAAATACCGTGAAAAACACAGATAAAATAATACATGGTGTGTTAAAAGTTCTTGAAAAACAAAACTAAAAATGGTTATAAATGGCAATAAGCAATTTCACAGGAGAAAATATAAAGGACACTTATCAAAGAATAGTCCAAACAGATGGAACTAATAGATTAGCCGACGGAACTGGTTCTATATTTATTCCTATTTCTTCTTCCCACTCTATATCTGCATCATATGCATTATTTGCAGTTTCTGCTTCTCACGAAATAACACTTGAGTTATCATCATCATATGCTCAAACAGCAAGTTTTATACATGGTGGAACATTTTAAAAAAATATATTTATAACATATGGCAAGTACAATAATAATAAAAAATGGAGCAGGAACAGATGTACCAAGTTCCTTAAAACAAGGAGAATTAGCAATTAATGTTGATAATGGTAAATTATTCTATGGAACTTCAGGTTCTAGTAATGCTGTTTCATCAAGTTTTGCTTTTCAACATATAACTTCTTCTGGAGACATAAGTGGAAGTGGGACAGTATCAGCAAAAGAATTAAAACTAACTACAAATGGTGTACATAAAGCATCAATCGACGCTTCAGGAAATGTAGCAGTAGAGGGATATGTAAGTGCAAGTGCAGCATTATTAGGGAACTCAGCTCAATTTGCCAATAATGGTGTAGATACACTTAATATATCTAGTGGTGGAGCTATAAGCGCAAGTTCAGCAATTCAAGGAACTGAGTTTGCTGCTCAAACGAACGGAGTAACAAAAGCAAGTATAGATCCTGAAGGAAATGTAGCAGCAGAAGGAAATATAAGTTCAAGTGGAGTAGTATCAGGAACAGCTTTAACATTAGCAACAAATGGTGCAACTAAAGCAACTATAGATGCCTCGGGAAATATAGCAGCAGAAGGAACTATAAGTTCAAGTGGTAGATTATTTGGTAATTTATTAGAGTTAAGAACAGCAGGAGTACTAAAAGCAGCAATTGCATCTGATGGAACAGGTTCATTTAATGGAGGTATTGATTGTATTGGAGATGGTATAAATGCAACAGGCTCATTTGGATATATTTCTTGTAGTGAAGATGTAAGTGCAAGTGGAAAATTATTTGGAGAGGGTCTAATAATTGGATCCGATGCAGTAAATATGGAATTAGGAGCAGGAACAGACAATTCAGTTGTAGTGTTAAATTCTGCAAATAGATTGGTAACAGACGAAATAGATGTAGGAGTATGGGGAGCACAAGGATCTATAGTAACAACAGAAGGAGAAAATATTGCACCAATAGCTAATGTATCTGCTAATGTAAACGCAGTTGCAACGACAGACAACACAGAATTTTTTATAGGAGTATTAGATGGGGCAAGTGGAACACAAGCAGTTGAAACAAGTACAAAATTAAAACAAAACCCATCAACAGGAAAATTAACAGTTTTAGGAGCTCTTAGTTCAAGTGGAGTAATATCAGGAACAGCTTTAACATTAGCAACAAATGGTGTAAATGCATTTGATATATCAGCAGCTGGAGCTTTAAGTGCAAGTTCAACAATAGCAGGAACAGCTTTAACATTAGCATCAAATGGTGTAAACGTGTTTACAGCTACAGCAGCAGGAGCAATTAGTGCAAGTAGAGGATATAATGGAACTAACATAGTTATAGAAACAGATGGAGCAACACTTGCATCTATAGATACTTCAGGAAATATAGCAGCAGAAGGATATATAAGCTCAAGTGCATTATTATCAGGAACAAGTTTAGACATAAAAGTAAATGGTGCAGATAGAGCAAGTATAGACACTTCAGGAGATTTGGCATGTAGAGGAATGAGTGGAAGTGGAATTTTTAGTGCAAACACAGGTCAATTTGCACATAATGGTATAAACACACTTAACATATCTAACGCTGGAGCTATAAGTGCAAGTAGTACAATACAAGGAACTGCATTTACTGCTCAAACAAATGGTGCTACTAAAGCAACAATAGACGCTTCAGGAAATGTAGCAGCAGAAGGATATGTTAGTTCAAGTGGTCAATTATCAGGTACAAATTTAGATATAAGATCAGCAGGTGTAGCAAAAGCTTCAATAACAGCAGACGGGTCAGGTTCATTTGCTGGTCCCATAAGAGGAAAACAATTACAAGTTTATCATGCCAATTGGAAAGATAGCGCAGGAACTACAGAGCATTTTATACCTTTAGCAGGGGTTCCAGATGAGGGTGCATCAGGTTTTAAAGAAGCATGCGCACTTATAATGCCTTTTTCGGGAACTATAAAAGAAATAATTCTTAGAATGCATTGGGCTTCTATAACAACTTCAGATGATATAACTTGGAAAATATATAAAAGACTTGCTGCAAAAAGAATGAATGGTATGGATGAAGCTTCAAGTTTTACTATGACAAATCCAACTCAAGAAAGTAATGATACAAATAATACTAGAAGATCAGCAGTCTTAGAAGAAACATTTGCAGCTGGAGACGCTATATCAATTAGTATGCAGTGGGCATCAACTGGACCTACAAATGCAGGAGATAGAATGTATGTAACTGTTGTAATAGAAAACGATTTTGATGATATAAATTATTAATTTATGGGACAAGTAAAAATAAAAGTTGGCCCTCCTAAAATTTACGAATTTAGCAATAAAGATTTAATGTTAGATATCGAAAATGGGGATATTTATTTTAAAGACAGAAGAGGAAAACTAAAAAAAATATTAAGCCAAGACACTACTCACGTTACACCAGCAGGACCTACTTTTACAACAGGAACAGTATCTTCATCAAATGCAGTAATTAACGCTATAACAGCCTCAGGTGATATAAGTGGAGGAAATATAATAACTCACCATATAACAGCCTCAGGTGATGTAAGTGCAAGTGGTACTATTTATGCTAATACATTTGAATCACATGGTAGTACAGAAATAGACATAGCAGATAGTGTTAATGTTACTGGAGGAGTAATAGCATCAGGAGATATTAGCTCTAGCGCAACATTATTAGGCACAGATTTAGATTTAAGAAGTGCAGGTATAGTAAAATTAACAGTAGATACCTCAGGTAATCTTATTACAGTAGGTAATATAAGCTCAAGTGGAATAATACACACAGATAATTTAACATCAGGAAATGGAACAATAAATACAACAGGTCATTTTGTACCAGCAACAGATTACGTATATGACTTAGGTAGTGCTACTCATAGATGGAGAGATCTTCATTTAAATTCATCTTCAATAAAATTTTATGATGCTCAGGGATTGGTAGGAAAAATGAGTTTTGATAGAGAGGGAGGATTAAAAGTAGCTGACAACTCAGATGCAGAAACAATATTATCAGCTTCTATAATAACTGCAACAGGAAATATAGAATGTAAAGCTTCAGTAATAGCATTAACAGGTAGTTTTAATGTAATAGAAGGTGGCGTTTTTTAAAATTCGCATATATGTATATAAGAACAACAATTATTAATAATAAAATAAAGTTATGGCAGTAAAAGAAAAAACCCAAAAACCATCAGCAACAAAATCTACAAAATTTGAAGATAAAGATCTACAAATTCTTAGAGGACTTCAAGGAGAAACAGATAAAATTATATATAGTTTAGGTCAAATTTCTATACAAAGAGAAAGACTAACACAAACAGAAAATAATCTTAAAGCAGAACTTCAAAAAATAGACCAAAAAGAAGCAGAACTAGGTAAGGAATATGCTTCAAAATATGGAGTAGGAAATGTTGATATAGAAACAGGAGATTTTACACCCTCAAAATAATTTTCTAAAATATACTTATACTTATAGGTGACTAAAATAGTCGCCTATATTAGTTTAGGTTTGTGAATTTTCTTCATATTTATATATGATGACAAAATCAGAATATATAACAATTATCAAATAATAATAAAATGGCAGAAAATATAATTTCACCAGGTGTATTTACCAGAGAAAACGATCTATCCTTTTTACCTCAAGGTATAGGACAAATCGGAGCATGTGTAATAGGACCTACAGTAAAGGGTCCAGCATTTGTCCCTACAGTTATCCGTAGAGGATTTGCAGAATTTGAAGCAAGATTTGGATCTTATGATAAAGACACTTATGTTCCTTTAACAGTAAGAAACTATTTAAAGAATGCAGGTGTTGTAACTATAGTAAGAATATTAGGTGGTGGTGGTTGGAGATTTGATTCAAAAGGTTTAGTAGCACTTAGAAATGCAGCAGTAGATGATGCAGGAGTTAAACGTATATTAACAGTATTACACCCTTCTAAAAACGATGACGCAGCACCTTCAGGTTCTGGGTTTAACTTAGATTTATCTAAATTAGCAGGAGGAGGATCAACATCAGGTGTTAATGGTGGTACACAAGCTTCTTTTGCAAGTACTTTTTGTTTAAATTTAGAAGGAGATGCTTTTACTTTAAAAGAAGTATCTATGTCATTAGACCCTAGATCTTCTAATTATATTACAAGAGCATTAGGAAAAAATGCAGACAACTCAAGATCAGGCTCAAATGCTTTTGTAGATCAAGCATTCCCTTATATCAATTTTAAAGAATACCAAACTAATACTTCAATAACAAATTTAGAAATGGTAGGATTACCAGAACATATATTTGCGGGAGGTACAAATAATGGTGGGTTTACAGAAGGATATGATCATGCTGCAACTCCATGGATTGAATCAGGATATACAGATGAAGTAGGAGCTACATCACCCTTATTTAAAGCACATAAATTAGCAGATGGTACTCAAACAAATACAGATTGTAAAGTTAGTATATTAAACCTTAAAGAACCATCAGATATAGATGGTGAAGAACAATATAGTAGGTTTTCTTTACAAGTTAGAAAATTTGATGATACAGATAAATCACCAAAAGTATTAGAACAATATGATAATTTATCATTAGATCCAAATAACCCAAATTATATTGCAAGATCAATTGGAGATAGATATGCTGAATGGAATGAAGATATGCAAAAAGTAATTATATATGGTGATTATCCTAACAAATCAAGATATATTAGAATTGAAGTAGATTCTACTATAGATCAAGGAGCAGCTTCACCAAAATTATCACCTAAAGGATTTGCTGGATTATTAGATCCAATAGTAGGAGGTGCTTCAGAGACAAGTGGAGTTTATTCAGGTAATGTAGCATCAGTATTAGTTCCTTATGTAACTAAATCAGTACAAACACTTAATAGTGTATATAATAAAAAAGCTTATTTAGGATGGGATTTTAGTAAAAAAGATAATATGATGTGGAATATGCCTCTTCCACAAGTAACAATAGTGAATTCAACAGGTAAATTTAATTTATCTAATTATAATGGACACCCTTCAGCATCATGGACTGGATCATTAAGTGCTTCAATAGATCAATCACAAGTAGCAGGACCTAATGCAGGTCAATGTAAATTCTCAGTACCATTCCAAGGAGGTACAGATGGTATGGGACCACATATTGTTAAAAAGACAGGAGAATTTATTACAGAAACTAATTTACACGGATTAGATTTAAGAGTAGGACAACCAGGAGGTATAGCTTATGATAAAGCTTTAGATATTATGGCTAATCAAGACGAGTATGACATTAATATGTTATCAATACCTGGAGTAATGAATAAATACCACTCTTATGTAACTACACAAGCTTATACTTTTGCTGAAGATAGAGGAGATTGTTTCTATATTATGGATTTAGTAGGTCAAGAAGATAATGTAGCATCAGCAGTAAGTGAAGCAGATGGAATTGATACAAACTATGCTGCAGGTTACTATCCATGGGTTAAAGTATTAACTCCATCTACAAATAAACCAACATTTGTCCCACCTTCAGTAATTGTACCAGGAGCAATAGCTCAATCTGATAGAATTGCTGCTGAATGGTTTGCTCCAGCAGGTTTAAATAGAGGTATATTAGGAAATGTAATTGAAGCAAGAACAAGATTAAACCAATCTGAAAGAGATCAATTATATGAAGGAAAAGTAAACCCAATCGCTACATTCCCAAGAACAGGAGTTTGTATTTGGGGTCAGAAAACACTTCAAACACGTCCAACAGCATTAGATAGAATTAATGTAAGAAGATTATTAATTGAAGTTAAGAAATTTATTGCAAGTTCTTCTAAATACTTAGTATTTGAACAAAATACAGTACAAACAAGAAATAGATTCTTAAATATAGCAAATCCATATTTAGAATCAATTCAACAAAGACAAGGATTATATGCATTTAGAGTAGTAATGGATGAAAGTAATAATACACCTGATGAAATCGACAGAAATAGATTAGTAGGTGGTATTTATTTACAACCAACTAGAACAGCAGAATTTATAATTCTTGACTTTAACATCCTTCCAACAGGAGCTACATTTGATGGTGGTGGAAGTTACTAAAAAAAGAAAAACATTATATTTATAACGGAATAAAAATAAAACAACAAAGATGGCAATATTAAACACAAACGAAATCATGTTCACTGCATTTGAACCTAAAGTACAAAATAGGTTTATAATGTATATAGATGGTATACCAGCATTTTTAGTGAAAAAAATATCAAGACCTAATGTACAATTTGGAGACATAACTCTTGATCACATTAATGTGAAAAGAAAATTAAAAGGTAAAGCAGATTGGCAAAATGTTACAGCTACTCTTTATGACCCAGTAACACCATCAGGTGCTCAAGCAGTAATGGAATGGGTTCGTTTGTCACATGAATCAGTTACAGGTAGAGATGGTTATTCTGATTTCTACAAAAAAGACATTAGATTTAATGCATTAGGTCCTGTAGGTGATATAGTTGAAGAATGGATTATGAAAGGAGCTTATGTACAACAAGCAAATTTTGGAGAAATGGATTGGAGTGTTGATACACCTGTTGAAATTACATTAACTATCAGAATGGATTATGCTATATTAAATTACTAATAGTAATAAAATATATTTTAAAAAGAAAGCGCCTAATTTGGCGCTTTTTTATTTTCTCTATATATGTATATCTGAACAAAAAATAGTTATTAATCAAAAAACGTTATGAAACAAACAACAAACGAGTTTATGGAAAATAAACCACTTTCAAACACCCAATCCCCATCAACTCCCTCACAGGAAGAACAAACATACCAGTTCCCAACAGAGGAAGTTACTTTACCTTCAAGAGGTTTACTTTACCCAGAAGGTCATCCCCTAAGATCAGGACTTATACGAATGAAGTATATGACTGCTCGAGAAGAGGATATTTTAACAAACCAAAATTACATAAAAAATGGTACAGTAATAAATAAACTATTACAGTCTGTCATTGTTACACCTTGTGATTATAATGATTTATTAATAGGAGATAAAAATTCATTATTAATAGCTGCTCGTATCTTAGGATATGGTAGTGATTATACTTTTAACTACAGAGATCCTTCAACAGGTGAAGAAGAACAAGTAACAGTAGATCTAACAGAATTAGACGATAAAGAACTTGATGAAAGTTTAATGAAAAATGGTAAAAATGAATTTAATTTTAATTTACCTCATTCTAAAATTGATATTACTTTTAAAATGTTAACTCATGGTGATGAAGAAAAAATTACTAAAGAATTAAAAGGTCTTAAAAAAATCAACAAATTTCATTCAGCAGAATTAACTACACGTTTAAAACATATGATTTTATCTGTAAATGGTGATTATGAACTAAAAACAATTAGAGAATTTGTTGATAATGCTTTATTAGCAAGAGATTCTAAATCTCTTAGAAATTATTTAAATGAAATCATGCCTGATATTGATTTGAAAGTCGATTTAGACTTTTCTAGTGGAGCGACTGCGGAGGGCGTAAGTATTCCCTTGGGGCTCAACTTTTTTTGGCCTGACGCAGACTTATAGAAAATCAATGTTCGACGCTATTCATGATTTAGTATATCATGGAGGAGGAGGATTTCTACATTCAGAAGTTTATAATATGCCAGTATGGATGAGAACTTTTCATATTGATAGAATAAACCAACATAACCAAAAACAACAAGAAGAAAGAGATAAACAAACAGGGTCATCTGAACTAGAGGAAAATAAAAAAATACACAGACCTAACATAAAACCATCTTCAACATATAACTTCTAAAATTAAAGGTATCATAGATACCTTTTTTTTTTTCATATTTATAGGGGAATAACTATATAAAAATGGCAGAACAAGACGACGAAAAATCAATAGACTTAGCTTCTCAATTAGTACGAGCTTATAAACAAGCTAATGTAGAACTTATGGAGAGAGTATCTATAATAAAGAGTTCATATAGTGAAGCAGCTAAAGAACATGAATTAATAAAACAAGTTCAACAAGAAACACAAAAAGCTGTTAAAAGTAAAAAATTACTTCTAATGTTAGAAGAAGAAATATCTCAAGGTACTGTTAAATCTCGAGATATAGAAAAAGAAAGAGAAAATATATTAGACAGAATAAAAAATCTAACTGCAGATAAATCATTAGCTGAACAAGCTTCAGTAAAGGCTCAAAAAGATGGATTAAAAGATGAATCTGAATTATACCAGGATATAACAAAAGAAATAGAAGAATCCATTGATAAATTAGAAAAAATGGAGGCTGCTGCAAAAGGAGTAGAAGATCAAGCTAAAAAATTAGAAAATAAAAGTGGAACAAGTTTTTGGAATGAATTAGATAAAGCTTTTGGAGCAGAAGGTAAGGGTAAACAAAAAGGATTTTTTGGAACATTAAAACAAGGATTTAGTGAAGCTGCTAAAGAAGCTAAAAAAATTAGCTTTCAACAAGATCAAGCTAAAACAGCTGCAAAAGAAAGAAAAAACATCGAATTTGATAAAAGAATGGGGGCTAATACAAAAGACCCTACAAAAAGAGGAAGATTTAGAGATAAAACATCTGGAAAATTAGTTAGTGGAGATAAAGTTAAAGCTTTAGATTCTAAAATAGCTAAAGGAGGGGGTGGTTTAGCTAAAAGACTTATGGGGTCGTTAACAAAAGTGTTTGCTAAATTAGGACCAATGTTAATGAGGGCATTAGGACCTATAGGAATAATAGCTTCGATACTTATTGAATTAAAAAATGCAATTGGTAAAGTAGACTCTCAACTCGTAAATATGAGTAAAACCTTAATGATAACTAAAAGGGAAGCAGCAGACCTAAGGATGAACATGGCAACTGCAGCACTGAGATCAGGCGACCTGTTTGTTACTGGTGATAAAATGACAAAAACCTTAGGTACCCTAAATACAAAATTAGGAACAGCAGGATATTTTACTGGAGAAATATTAGTCTCCGCAACTAAATTACTTGAAAAAGTAAAAATGACAGCAGATGCAACAGCAGGATTTGTAGCTTTAGCAATGGTAGCTGATCGAAGTTTAGATGACGCTTATAAAGGGGCATTAGGGATAGTTGATGCTATGTCAGCAGCAGCTAATATTCCTATTCCTATGCATGTAATATTAGAAAAAGTAGGTAGAACTTCAGGACAAATAAGAGCCCAATTACAAGGTAGCACTGAACAAATAGCAGGAGCTGTAACTCAAGCCCATCTTTTAGGAATGGAATTAGGTACTATAGCATCAGCAGGTAAACAAATATTAGATTTTGAACAATCTATTAAAGCAGAATTAGAAGCTGAACTATTATTAGGAAAAGAATTAAATTTAGAAAAAGCCAGATTATATGCTCTAACAGGAGATTATGAAGGATTAATGAGGGAGGTAGCTAAAAATGCTGGAGATTGGACCTCATTTACTGCTATGAATGTTCTACAACAAGATGCTTTAGCTAAAGCCTTAGGTATGACTTCAGATCAATTAGCAGATCAATTATTTAAACAAGAAACCATAGGTAAAACTGAAAAAGAGTTAAGAGCTATGGGTAAAGATAAAGCAGCTGATATAATGGCACAAACAACAGCTCAAGATAAATTTAATGCAGCTATGGATAAATTAAAAAGTATGTTAGCTGATATTATTACACCTTTAATTCCTTTAATGGACATGATAATGAGCATGCTTGAACCTGTATTTGGTTTATTAAAATTGTTAGAACCTTCAATAAACTTTGTAACAATGGCTGTAACAGCTATAGTAGATACTATAAGATATGTTTTAGGAGGATTTGGTTTATGGGGGGAAAGTAAAGCAGAAGCTTATACAGGGACTGTTTCAGCAGCTAAAAGATATGCAGGATCTGTTCAAGAACAAGCAAGTTATTTTGGTATGGGGTCAGGAGACACTATGGAAGGAAGCGAAATGAGGGGATATGCTAATGAGGGAATAGCAATGACTCCACAAATAGCAACATTAGCAGAAAAAGGACCTGAGGCAGTTTTAAATATGGATAGTATGAAAAAAATGTTTGATATGGGTCCTGTGATAGAAGCATTTAAAGAAGGAAATAATAAACCAATATCTGTAACCTCTAAAACTTATAAAGATAAACATGCGGATGCAAACTTCTACAGTTCTGCAGTAGCATTTGAAGCAACTAAAACAGGAATTTATACTTAAATGTAAAAATATTATATGTATAATAAACAAAAAATAATAAAATTATGGGATTAAAAAATTTAAAGTCAAATTTAGATATACACGGAGGTAACCAAGCAGGTTTAATTGGGGGAAATCCAGCAGGTTTTGCTTCAAATCCAAACTCACCTTTTGATGGGGGAGCTTATAAAGCTCAAGGACCAGAAGTAGGAGTACAAGATTATGATTATGATAATTATAGAGATAGTGGGGCTAATGATGATCCGTTTGAATATAATCCAAATTCAGCTACAAATGGTGCTTATCCAGGGACGGATGATCATTTAATAGCTATGTTAGAAAGAAGAAAAACAAAAAGTAGAAACGAAGTACCTTTAGGACCCCCTACAAACTACTCTTTACCAATGCACTATGTTGATGCTACAGGAAATTCGGGAGGATCAGGACAAGGTACTTTAAATTCAGTTCCTAGTTTAAATAATAATACACCAGCAACTTTTGGTGATTCAATGAGTACTCCTAAAAAAACCATTGGTGGAAAAGATTTACACGAACATTTATTAACACAAATGTATACAAATACTTCACCCTATTTAGGACAAGGAGGAAATCCATCTTATGCTTATGGTGCCGGTCAGCCAACATCTTTATATCCTAACATTATGCCATCTCCAGTACCAAGAGATCAACCTAACTTCCAAGATATAAATGGTGTTAATGGACCTGTATTTGATCAATATAGAAACATTAGAGGTAATGCATCTGCAGAACCTATGCAAGTTGTTGGAGGAAAAGACACAGTATCAGAAAAAGGATTAGAAGGACTATATACTAGTACAGTAAACCCAGGTACAGTATATAATGCAAATTGGCCAACACCATCAAGACAAACACCAGATTTAGATAGAAACGGAAACACTCCAAGTAAATATCAGAATAACTTACCTCAATAAGATAAATTATGGGGTTAAAAACACTTATATCTAACCTCGAAGCAGGTAATGCTTTTGGTGATGGTTTTCCTAATCAAAGTACACCAGAAGCATACAATTATGGAGAAAGTATCTCTATATTCGATACTAATATACCCTCAAACAAAAATGATTATTTTCCTTTTAGACAAAGATCTATGGGATATGGTCCTAAAGGAATTAATGTAGAATCATCATTATTTGGTAGAGGAGTTTCTCCAACACCTTTTATACAACAAAAACTACCAGGATTAAATGAAGATCAAGGATCAGGAACATTTGATGTAATAGATGATGTTTCAGATAGTTTTGTAAGGGGGGGTTTAATAACAGCAACTAAAAGAGCTCTTATAGATGCTGAAAGAATAGGTAAATATTTAATTTCGTCTAATGGTTTAGCTTTTATAGCTAAAAATGTAGGAATGCAAAGAATGAATCCTAAACTCCAAGAGGGTGCAGGATGGTTAGGAAGAAATAGAGTATACAATTTAGGAATTAATACCTTAGCTCAAGTAGCAACCTCTTTTACAGGGCTTCATGTAAATAGAGCAGGGGTTTTACCTATAGGAAAAGGAAATTATAGAGTAGAACAAGGATATAGAGTTGATACTAGTAATGATACAAAATATGAATATAATGTAAAAGGGGGAAGAGTAGTAGATGGAGCAACTTATTCATCCTCAGGAGGTACAGGTGATGTAACAAACCTAAAAGATGTATATAAAGGAAATAGACTAACCAGTTTATATAATAAAATAATAGGGATCCAAAACCCTTTAGGAATGAAATCAGGAGGTAATCCTGAATTATATAAATTTGGAGGAGGACCTCATTCAGTATACGGTATAGGTAAAACACGTTTAAAAAGATATAATTTTACTACTAGGGATACGTTTTTAGCAGTAGATAAAATTAAACAAGATACAACACCTTATCTTTCTTCAAGACATTTAGGTCAAGGAATGGTAGGAAAAACTCAAACACTCCTAAATGAAATAATAGATTTTAGAAAATTTATACCTGATAAAGCATATTCAGATTATAATGCAAAAGATAAATTCGGAAAACCTATATTAAATAGATTAGGATATCCTATATTAACCCAACAAAATAAATCCACTCAATTACAAAGATCTTTTGACAGTAATGGACTTCCAAGCTTTCCAAACATTCCTAAATTTAAAGATGGAACTATAGATTATACACAAAAAGCATATTCAGATGATGAAACTGCTGGAGATGGTTTATACAAACCAACTCAATTTTATTGGGTAGGAGATAAAATAAATAGAATGCCTATTATTAGATCTACTGCTACGAGTGTCAGTCAGATAGAGACTACTGTAGCTCACAAAGGGGTTAAAGACATGATAAAATTTATGATAGAAGCAGTAAACACTGATGATCCTGCTGAAACAGACACAATGGTATTTAGAGCTTATTTAGAAAGTATGGATGATGATTATGCTGCAAAATGGAATGAATTTAGATATAATGGTAGATCAGAACCTTTTTACACTTATGGTAATTTTAAAAGATCTATTAATTTTAGTTTTAAAATAGCAGCAAGTTCTAGAACTGAATTAAGACCTTTATATACAAAATTAAATTATTTACTTACTCAAACAGCAGGAGATTATAAAAAAACAAGATTAAGAGGTAATCTTAATAGAGTAACTATAGGAGATTATTTAAATAGAGTACCAGGTGTTTTTACAAATATAAAACTTAAATGGTCTAAAGAATATCCTTGGGAAATTGCGTATGGAAAGGATGGAGAACGACCAGCAAAAGATGGTGTACATGTTGATTATGATATATTTCAATTACCTCATATATTAGATGTAAGTTGTGCATTCTTACCTATTCATGACTTTATACCACGTAAATCAATTTTGAATTCTCCATTTATAGGACCTTCAGAACAAATGAAAACTGGAATTACGGTACATGGTAATGGTGCATCTGACGTTAAATGGTTTGGGGCTTTTAGTGATTCAGCAAACTCGGTACCAGAAGAAATATTAAGAGATGATAGAGATGACAAAGAAAAATTGATCCAAGAAAATGCAGAAGCAACAAAAGAATATGAGGATGACATGGCTGAAATGGCAGCATTAGAACAAGCAGAAAGAGATGAAAGAGAGGAAGAAGAAAGATTACAAAGAGTAGCTGATTATGAAGCAGAAGAAGAAGCAGAAAGATTAGCAAATAAAGATGCTGGTTTAGGATATAAAACAAACTTTGAAGTTCAACAAGATGAAGAACTTGAAGCTATGATGGAGGATTTAGAAGAAGAAGACGAGGATGATCCTTATTAAAATAATATAAAAAATGCCTTATTTATATAGAAATATAAACTTACGAGAAAACGCCGAAACAGGAAAAAAACATTATGTTAATGTAATTTATCCTGATATATTATATGGAGATGATGATACTTATTTAATAACAACTTCGGGTGATAGACTTGATTTATTAGCAGATCAGTTTTATAAAGATTCATCATTATGGTGGATTATAAACAATGCCAACCCAGATGCAACTAGAGGAGATAGTTTTGTATGCAGACTAGGATCCCATTTAAGGATACCAGGAGAAAGTGTAATACCAGATATAATGCTAGCATTTGATGCTGTTAATTCTTTTAGATAAAAAATAAAAAGTTATGGGAATATTTAAAGACACTTTATACCCTTATGTAAATGATCAATTTTACATAAGACAAAGTATGATAGCTCATGGAGTGAGTCAATATGGTACTGGTCCTGTTTCAAGAGGGATGGGAAATATGGTAGGAGAAAGTAGGGGGTTCAGAGGAGCAGGATTTGATGGAATAGCTGTAGGGACAAATATGGAGGGAATAGGTTCCTATTCTCAATATGCTAGATCATTTCACACAGTTATAAAAAATGGGAAAAAGAAAAGAGAGTTAATAAACCCAGACGCAGGTATTTTTCCAGTATACGCAATGTCTGAGGAAGAAATTGCTGAAAGAAATAAAAAAAGAGGATATTTTATCAAATCTGAGTATTGGCATAGTTGGATGACACAAAGATATTGTGGTTTAAGAATGGCCTCTATGGTAGATCTAACTGAAGAGACTATATTAGATTTAGATTATGAATTTAATGGTGTTGTTTTAGAAAAGGAACTATTAGGTTATGGTTTAGCTAGAAATTATATGCTTGAAGGAGGAACTCTTTTAAACCCAGAAGGTTTTAATGAACCTAAAATGAGATCAGGTTTCCCTCAAGCAGGAAAATTATTAGGGACAGCATACGGAGATCCTTTATCTAGATCAGATAGTAGAATAGATGAGTATGGTGAGAGTTACGGAATAGTTCCTATGGCAGGAATTACTAATGTATCCGTTAGAACAAAATCAGCCTATGGTTCTTTAAGAGAAGCTAAAATAGATTTTGTATGTCATAATTTAAGACAACTTTCTGTTATGGAATTACTTTATATGAGACCAGGTTACCCAGTTTTATTAGAATGGGGATGGACACCTTATGTAGGTAATGATTTAGAATTAGAAAATGGATTCACCTATATTTCAGATTCGGATAGATTTTGGGGAAGAAAAGGAACAGGTAATCAAACTTTATTACAATATGAAATAGCAGATATGTTAGTCTCTAAAAGAAGAGCAAATTCTGGAAATTATGATGGTGTTTTAGGGTTATGTAAGAACTTTAGCTACACAGCTAGAGATGATGGGGGTTTTAATTGTAGTACTGAATTAATGGCAATGGGTGATGTACTTAGTAGTTTAAAACCTAAAAATATTACAATAATAGGGAATATAAATATAGATAAAGTTAAAAAGGCAACTGATGGGGCAATATACCTAGAGAACTTAGATTCATCAGGTGCTAATATTATGAAAATGCCAACTTTAATGGATTTTTTATTAGCAACTTTTGATTACAAATATGGAGTATTAGAAGACGCAGGTTCAGCTGACCATATAGCAGGAGGTTATAAAGATTTTCAAGAAAGACATTATGCGGGGAAGGATGAAGTATATGGCACAGGTGATGATACATATAAAAAAGGACTATATTATAATAGAAGTCCTAGAAACCAAACAGCACCTATAGTTAGGAAAGGTCTTTTTTACATAGATAGAAGAGTAACTTTTAATATTGATAGGGATATGGTTGAAAAAACTTACGAAAATGAGTTTTTTGATAATGGGTCAGGGAACATTCCTCCAATATATAAACCACTATATTTAATGCATTTTGCTAAAGGTAGAGATGGTTGGGCAACTTTTTGGAAAGGAGCAGAAGCTTTAGCAGGATATTATGCAGATAGAGGAAGTTGGCTAGCTTGGGGTCTTGAACTTGCTATAGACTTTTTTACTGATGATAAAAGAGTATTATCAGAATGTTATATTAGATTAGATGCTTTATTGTATATAATCAATAGTCGTTGTATGACAGAAATTCCAAAGAAACCAGATCAAAAAATAACATGCTATCAAACTTTGCAACATTTCCCAAATAAACCTAGTGGTGAAAAATATAGAATGCATGAAATGAATTCTTATCAATTAAAATCTCAACAATTATTTAAATCATTATGGTGGGAAGATAGACCAACAGGAGCAGGATTTACAGACAGATCTGCTGTTCAATCAATGATGGATGGATCTGTAGACCCTTATACTTGTTTAATGCCTTGGCAATTTCCAGATCAATTTGGAATAAAACTAGTTAATAATGTATATGAACTGGAGGGTCAATATAATAAAGAATTTATACAACCATGTAGAAATTTTGTAGGATTTCCTGATGAAGATTTTGAAACAGGAGCAGAATTTGACAAGTCTTTCCCTGGTAAAACCAAAGCAGAAAAACAAACATCAATGCAGTCTATTGGACATATTATGTTAAATATTGAATTTTTATTAGAGGTTCATGAAAGATTATTTAAACAAAGTGAATTTACAGGTTATGGTGTAGGTAATTATTTAAAAGAAGTATTAAATGGTATAAATGAAGCAACAGGAGGACAACATAAATTAGCTATAGTAAGTGATAATGAATTTAACCATATTTCAAATATAGTAGATTTAAACAAACCTACAAAAACCAGATTCCAAGATATATTTATATTTGATGTTTTAAGTAATCATAGTTGTGTAAGAGAATTTACATTCACCACATCTATACCTACAGCAATGTCCTCTACGATAGCAGTAGCAGCAGGAAACCCAGATTCTATAGATAGTTTAGATGCTGTGTCTTTTGCATCTATGAATAGAGGAGTTTCTAATAGATTATATAGAAATACACCCCCTTCAACTAAAAAAATAACAAAGGTAGATAAAAATAAGTTGATAAAACAGATGAAGGGAGAAATGAATGAATTAGTTGAACTTTTAGACAATTTATCAGAATTTCAAGCTAAAGTAGCTAGTGGAGAATATTTTACAAAAGGTAATGATGCTTGGAAAAATAAGGTAGCTTCTAATAAACATATGTTATCAAGAGCAAGTACTTTAGTAGACATCCTAGGAACTAAAGATGATGATGGGATGACAGTAAGAAATCCCCCTACCCCAACTCCAATTCCTATTAATATAGATATAGAAATAGATGGAATATCAGGATTAGTTATTGGTCAAATGTTTAGGATTAATGAAAGCAGATTACCAAAACAATATAGACGAAAAAAGATATGTTTTATAATAATAGCAGAAGAAACATCAATAGATGCTGAAGGTAATTGGATAACTAAAATAAAAGGCCAAATGCAATTATACCCAGGGGTGCCTCAACAAGTAGGTAATGGAAGTTCAAATGAATGGGGATACGGTGATGGAATGAATTATTCAAAAGATTGGGATGATCATGAAAAGAAATATGACGCTAGAGAAAAAGAGAACACTACTAGAACAGGAGATAAACCATGGGAAGATGTTGGAGTATCAGAATCAGAGTGGTACTCAATGGCTCCTAGAGAACGAGAAAGACTAAAAAGAGAAGCTACAACAGGAGTAGATGAAGAAACAGAATTAGAAAAACAACAGAGACTAGCTAAAGAAATGCAAGATTATGACCCTTGTGATGATGTAACTTGTAATGAAAATGAGGTACATGTAAAATCAAATGATGGTCAAGATTGTGAATGTGAATGTGAGGAAGGTTTTGAACCTAAAGATGGTAAATGTGTAGAAATACCACCACCACCACCTGCATATGTATGGGATGATTCAAATGCAGAAATAACTCATACTGTTCACCTTGACGGAATGGGGAATTCCCCAAAGCTAGATATTAAAATAGGAAGAGGGTATAATTTTGGAGGACATGTAAATAAAGATGATCCAACGAAACTTCATGCTTATGAAGGAACAAATGGTACTAAAGAACAATTAATGTGGGGGTATGATGATTCTAGTGCGATGGTAGCTGAAGATAGACTAATATATTATAGTGAATATTTAGATGATTGGGCTTATGATATAGAATCAACTTTTGATGAATTAAAATACTTATCTGAGAATTCTAACGACGAATATGAAGCTTGGAAAGCATCTGGTTTTAAAGATGACTTTGTTTATTAAAATTTAAAAAATGGCATATAGACCTAAATCAAAATACAAAATAAAAATAGCAGGAAAGGGGGAATTTATGGAAAAAAATACCTCTAAACCTTATGTAGGGAAGTATATGGAGTTAAGTGATGGTACTTACCAAACAGGGGATACTATGAAAGAGGGTATATTATTAGTTCGTGTAAACTCTATAAAGAAAGACAACACATATAGAGTAATGAATAAGGGCTTATCTTTAGATATTACAACTCGTAAAAATGCTTTTAATTATAGTAAATTAAAAAAGAAAATCTTAAAAAAACAAGATAATTTTGAACCTATATTCTCCTCAAAATCCCCCCCAACTACTAAAGAATATAAAAAAGGACAATTTTATCGATATTTTTGTAGAAGAAAAAATACTTTAAATGAATATAGAGAAATTTCAAAAAAAGTTTTTGATTCTATTAATAAAAAAGAAGGAAAATACGATCATAATTTATATGAGGTAGGTGCTACAAGATGGATTCTAACAGATAATAATGTAAATATAAATAATAAACTAATTCAAAAGTTAAATAAAGCTTTTCCTAATGTTGGTAGTATATTATTTAAAAATTTAACTGAATATCATCTTCCAGATTCATTATTTAAACCAAAAACACAATTAGAAGAAATAGCTACTATTGAAGAAGAGGTTGAAGAAGAAAAAGTAATACCTTTAAGTGGAGTAGACTCAAGATTAGAGGAAGTTAAAAAAGAAGTAGAAGCAGAAGTTCAAAATATTGCTAGAAAAAGAGTAAAACATACCCCACCTCCATCTAGTAAAAATAGAAAAAGAAAAGGTTTAAAAAATTCAATAAGAAATTTAAAACGATTTAAAAATAAAGGTGGAAAGTATTCTGGTGGAGGAGGATCTTCTGGTGGTTCTTCTGGTGGTGGAGGAGGTGGTTATTAGATAAAGTTTTATTACATTGATAAGGTATGTTCTATCTTATCGAAACTTCAAACCAATTAGACAAACTAATAGACAAATTATCTATTAGTAAATTACCTTATCTTGAATTTATTCAAGGCAATGACAACACACACCCTGCGTTAGCTGAAATCATAGCTGTTTATTTAAATGTAAACTTTAAAAGTTACATTATTCCCTTAAGTCATTTAGAATGTATAAACCAAGACAGAAATATTATATTTAAATTGTTGGCAAAGTATAAGTTTTGTGTTTTAGATAAAAAAAGCAGCTTACACACGGCCCCACAACTATCTTATACGGATATACAACATACAATTTCTCCCTTAGACCAACATACAACCCAAGCACACCAATGGTATTATCGAAAATTCCCACATACTAAGGTGAATAAAATGATACCAATTGGAAAACACCTAGAACGCTGTGAAGCAAAGTTA